TTACCGATCCGGAATTGCAGACTCTTTTGGAGTTGCGGTATTTGTGCTTCAAAACCTGGGAGCAGATTGCAGTTGATATGCAGTACAGCACTAGGAATATTTACAAGCTGCACGATACTGCTATCGGCGCAATCAAGATCCCCCAATAAATACCAAGGGCACTCCCGTCACTGGGAGTGCCTATTGTCGTATATATGAAAGAGAGCCGGATTGCTCCGACTCTCTTAAGTATGCATCCGCAAACGCATACCGCAATTCGTATGTAAAAAGATAGAAAAAAAGGAACCGGAGACAGGCACCGGTCCCAATAAAACCACTAGGTGGTTTTTGTTCTACGCTAATAGTATATGCGCGCGGATCCGAAAAGTCAACCCCCAATTTTAGGATAATTTGTTCAGGATCTCCGTTACAAAGCGATAAGTGCTAATTAAACCCTGCTGTTTTGCGTAATAATCCTTATGCTCCACCATTCTTTCATTGAACAGAGCTTTCACGGCATCAAGGCCCTTTTTGCGAGAAGATTCCGGGACAATCTTGCAATATACGAGCAACAGTGCCAAAAAATCGTGGGTGGTCGGGTTTTGCAACTGCTGAGTTACCTTCTCTGCCTTGTAGCTGGAAATTTTGTTGATAGTATTTCTCAGTTCATAGGAAGGAGAAATCGTGCGAGAATAGGGAGCCCGCATTTGGTTAAGCAAGCAGTTGTTATGGGCTGCTGCGTTACGGATCATCTTTATGGAATACAGATATCCCCGGCAGTCATCATCAAACTTATTCTCTGAATAAAAGAGATTGTAAAGGTCAATGAAGGGGCCGAAGGAAATGAGTTCTACGACACTCCAAATAGCCCAAGCATCTTTTCGCTTGGCGACGATTTGGTGGCAGGTGGAAGTGTTGATCTTCTGCTCAATCTCCTCCTGCAAAGTCGGCTGCATTGCAAACAGCTTGTTAACTATATCATAGCCATTTTCATCAACCATTGTGCAGTGGTTGAGCATCCGCACTTTCAAGTAATGCTCCAAATCTAAGCACATACTCAGGATGATTTTTCTGAACTCTGCATCGATTTTTGAAAGATCGACCAGATGGGCAAAATCCAAATTGATATAGCGGTTGTCCTTTTCCGGGTCCTTATATCTGTCAAAGTTATGGGCATATGCCTTCAGCTTGAAATAATAGTTATGCTCGGCAAGGAAAGTCCGCGCAGAGGTTTCTTTGTAAAGCTCGAAGGAAATACCCTTCTTTTTCATATGCTCAATTTGCTGCGGTATGGAGAGCTTCGGTGGAAGTGTAGTATGTGCGTTATCTGCCGGAATTATCTCTCCAGTAAATCTCTTTTCCAGAAAAGCCACCACCTTTCTTCTTGATATTTCTTACATATATGGTAGTGCTAATGTCGAAAATTGTCAATCACTTTATATGGTGCTATTTTTCAAATAACGGCGCTTTCCGCATAATCTGTGCAGTAAAATTCATTGTTTTTCAGTATAGCCCTGTGATATCATTATAATCGCCAAGCAAATATGGATGAGCCTCTACGAGAGCAATCTCGTAGGGGCTTTTTCTATGCCCAAACGGAGGTGATGTGTGTGGGCTATCGTAAGGTTTCCTATGTGGAACAGCTGTGGTATATCCTGCGCTACAAGCTCCGCCAGCTTTTTAGGAAGGAGGATGTCAGTGCCAAGTAAACCCAAGAGACCCTGTTCCCATCCCGGCTGTCCAAGGCTTACCAACGGCAGGTTCTGTGAGGAACACGCCAAGGCTGAGGCTAAGCGGTACGAGCAGTACGACAGAGATCCGGAGACCCGGCGTCGCTACGGACGTGTGTGGAAGCGGATACGGGACGCTTATGTACAGCAGCACCCGGTGTGTGAGCTGTGCCAACAGGACGGACGACTTGTACCGACAGAAGAGGTGCATCACAAGACCCCTCTTGCAGAAGGCGGTACACACGCACGAGAAAACTTAATTGCTCTGTGCAAAGCCTGCCACGCAAAGATCCACGCAGAGCGCGGTGATCGCTGGCACAATCGTTAGAGAGGTTTCGCTTACATTTTGGTGCGAAACCACCCCGGTAGGGGGTATCAAATCTCTACGACTAATATTTGGCACAACGGGCCTGGGGTCACGTGTGCAAATTCGCAAAAGTTTTAGGGGGAATAGGCCCCGGCACGAAATGAGGTGACACAAGTTGGGCAAAAGGGGTCCCAAACCAGGCACAGGCGGGAGACCCAAAAAGCCGATTGCAGAGAAAATTGCAGAAGGCAATCTCGGTAAGAGACCGCTGACGGTCATTGACTTCAAAGACAGCGCGGCAGATCTTGAGGGGCAACCGATGCCCGATCCACCCGAGTACCTTTCCGCTACGCAGAAAGATGGGTCCACCCTTTGTGCCGCAGAAATCTACGAGAAAGTTTGGAAATGGCTATCCGAAAGGGGCTGTGCTTCCATTGTTTCTCCGCAGCTCATTGAGCGTTATGCAATGAGTACTGCCAGATGGATTCAGTGCGAGACCGTAACAAGTGAGCTAGGCTTCCTAGCCAAGCATCCGACAACCGGTGCTGCGATCCAGTCTCCGTATGTGGCTATCGCAAACACATACTTGACCCAGGCAAATCGCCTGTGGTCGGAGATCTTCCAGTTGGTTCGGGAGAACTGCACTGGCGAATATGATGGTGCCGTCACAGAAGATCCTATGGCGCAATTACTAAAAGCAAGGAAAGGAAAGTAATATGTTCGAGAAAGTTAATCCCGCACATCCCGATAAGCTGGCAGACCGAATTGCCGGTGCCATCGTGGATATTGCATACGAAACCCAAATTGATCCCAAGGTTGCGGTAGAGGTGCTGATCGGCCACGGTGTATGCCACGCCATTGTCGAGACCTCTGCTGAGATCAACCGGGATAAGGTGGTGGCTGCCGTCCACCGCATCGCAGGCAAGCTGGAGGTCGATCTTGTTGTCGTTCCCCAGAATGTTCACCTTGCACGGAACCAGTCCGGTGCCGTCCGGTGCGGCGATAACGGCATCTTCAAGGGTATGCCTGTTACCGAGGAGCAGAAGAAGCTGGCGGGCATCGCACGAGCCATCTACGCTTTCAATCGCACCGATGGCAAGTACATCCTGGACGGTGACAGGCTCATCATCTGCCAGAGCAATGCCAAGAGCGATGAGCTGCGTTCTATCTTCCCCAATGCGGAGATCAACCCCATTGGCGACTGGACCGGTGGCACGGATGTAGATACCGGAGCTACCAACCGGAAGCTGGGCAGCGACATGGCTGACTCCGTTACTGGTGGAGGTCTGCACGGCAAGGATCTGAGTAAGGCAGATGTAAGTGTAAACATTTACGCTTGGCTGGAGGCACAGCGCACCGGCAAGCCTGTGGAACTGTGCTGCGCCATCGGCGATGAGCTGGTGGGTGGTATTCCCTACGAGGATATCGTGGAAACAGCGAGAGAGTTCATTCGCTCCCTGGGCGGTTTTGAGAAATTCGCTGAGTGGGGTCTTGTATGATCATTGAAAAGAAAAACGCAGCGGATCTGCTGCCTGCCGAGTATAATCCTCGTAAGGATCTGAAACCCGGCGACCTGGAATATGAAAAGCTGAAACGCTCCATTGAGCAGTTTGGCTATGTGGAGCCCGTGATCTGGAACAAGGCAACTGGCCGTGTGGTCGGTGGTCACCAGCGCCTTAAGGTGCTTATGGACATGGGCATCACCGAAGTGGACTGCGTGGTGGTGGATATGCCGGAGGATAAAGAAAAGGCACTCAATATTGCTCTGAATAAAATCAGCGGTGAATGGGACAAGGACAAGCTGTCTTTGCTGATCGCTGACCTCCAGGGCGTTGACTTCGATGTCTCCCTCACAGGCTTTGATCCTGCAGAGATCGACGACCTTTTCGCTGCCACCGACAAGAAGTCCGGCAAGGACGACAAGTTTGACCTGAACGCCGCCTTGGAAGCAGCCAGCTTCGTGGAGCGTGGCGATATGTGGTATGTCGGTCGGCATAAGCTCTATTGTGCTGATGCGACCTCCGAAGAAGATGTCGCCACCCTTATGGACGGCAAGCGGGCAAACCTGGTCTTGACCGATCCTCCCTATGGTGTATCTTTCAAAAGCTCCACCGGTCTTACCATCAAAAATGACAGCATCAAGGATGAGGAGTTCTATGAGTTCCTGTCCAAGTGCTTCACCAATATGGCAAACAGTCTGGAGCCCGGTGGCGTGAGCTATGTGTTCCACGCTGACACCGTAGGCCACATCTTCCGTAAAGCATTCATCGACTCCGGCTTCCACCTGCAGGGTGTGTGTATTTGGGCGAAGAATGCGCTGGTCCCCGGATACTCTGATTATCAGTGGAGACACGAGCCGATCCTCTATGGCTACCTTCCCAACGGCAAGCACGCCTGGTATTCGGATCGAAGCCAGACCACGGTTTGGAACTTCGATAAGCAGACCCAAAACAACCATCACCCCACCTCAAAGCCCATCGACCTGCTGTGCTATCCCATCGGCAATTCTTGCCGGGAGAATGCACTGGTGCTGGACACCTTCGGCGGCAGCGGTTCTACGCTGATTGCCTGTGAGCAGATGAACCGGATCTGCTATATGATGGAGCTGGACGAAAAGTACGCTTCTGTCATTCTGCGCCGGTATGTTGAGAATACCGGAAACGCAAACGATGTGTACGTGATCCGTGATGGCGTAAAGTTCACCTACGCAGAGCTGGTGAAGGAAGTGGAGAAAAAGAAATGAATAGAAAACTGACCCTGGGCAGTCTGTTTGACGGCTCCGGCGGTTTTCCCTTGGGCGGCTTGATCGCTGGTGTTACCCCTGTGTGGGCATCAGAGATCGAGCCGTTTCCTATTCGGGTGACCACCAAGCGGCTGCCCTTTATGAAGCATTACGGCGACATCTCCCAAATGGATGGCGGGAAGATTGAGCCGGTGGATATTATCACCTTCGGTTCGCCCTGCACGGATATGTCCGTTGCTGGCAAGCGCGCCGGTCTGGACGGCAAGCAGTCCGTCCTCTTCTATCAAGCCATCCGGATTATTACAGAAATGAGGAAAGCAACAAATGGAAAATATCCCCGCTGGATCTGTTGGGAAAATGTCCCCGGTGCCTTCTCCTCGAATGCCGGCCAAGACTTCAAAGCAGTTCTCGAAGCGGTCATCGGCATCGTCGAGCCGGACACCGAGGTGCCTATGCCTGAAAAAGGTGGCTGGCCTTACGCCGACTGCTACATGGGAGACGAATGGTCAGTTGCTTACAGAGTTCTCGACGCTCAATACTGGGGCGTCCCCCAACGAAGAAAACGCATCTTTCTTGTCGGAGATCTTACAGGCAAATGTGCCGGAGATGTACTTTTTAAGTCCGAAGGCGTGTCAGGGTATACTCCGGAGGGCTTCCGTGCGTGGCAAGGAACTACCAGAGGTGCTGCGTGTCGCACTGGAACGGCAGGCATCTGCCTAGACGGATACAACGGCACCATTTCTCCGGTCGCATCTACCCTTGGAGTGAACTGTGGAATGTCTACCGGAAGAAACGGCGTCGTTCTCAATGACCAGGGTGGCAACCGAATGGATGTGACCCATGAGGTTACCTGCACCCTCCGGGCAGAAGCACACCACCCTCCGGTGGTACTTGAGCCGGACTTAGTGCCTTTGGAAAACCACCCTACTGATGGTCGCATACGCATTATGGACGAGGATGTGTCTCAAACCCTTACTTCCCGAATGGGAACCGGTGGCAACAATGTACCGCTGGTGATGAAAGCCTACGGCATCAGCTCCCACGATAGCAATGCTATGAAATCTGCCAATCCCCACAGCGGGATCTACGAGGCAGAGACCTCCCGTACCTTGGATGCCAATGGCGGCAACCCCGGCTGCAACCAGGGCGGGATCGCTGTTGTGTGCGTGGATCAGGGTGCTGGGAAGAGTTCTTGCAGCGTAAGTGAGGAGCTGTCTCCTACACTGGCTTGCACCCACGGTGGTGAGCCTGTGGTCTGCGTGAAGGGAGGAACGATTGTCATCGAAGGTAACGGCACCCGTCCTTCTCACCAAGGCGACGGTTTCAAAGAATCTGACGTGATGTACACCCTCAATACGGTGGATCGGCACGCGGTGTATGCGCTGACCACCGGCAGCTTCGCCCAGGTTTCTGAGGACAAGGCTCCCACTGTGCTTGCCCGCGACTACAAAGATCCTACCGCTGTCTGTTACGGCATCGGCAGGGATACCTTCAATCACGGCAAGAACTCCACCTTTGGTCCCACAATGACGAAAGAAACCCAGCCCACCCTCGTTGCAAAAGGCCCCGGCGCTGTTGCGATCCCGCATGGCTTCGATCCGTCTACCGCTAGGGATGTGGGGCAGTATGTCCTGCCCAACTGTGGCAATACACTGGTCAATGGCACTTGCCCTGGCTATCACAATGGCGTGGTGGATGCCACCTATACTGTCCGCAGACTCACTCCTACCGAATGCGCTCGGTTGCAGGGCTTCCCGGACTGGTGGTGCGAGGGGTTAGGTGTTGAAGATCCCACTGAAGAGGAGATCAGCTTCTGGACAGAGGTTTGGGAGACACACCGCAGGATCGTTTCTCCCGGCGTCAAAGCCAAGAGCCGGAATCAGATCATCAAGTGGATCAAAGTGCCTTATTCCGACGCAGCGGAATACAAGATGTGGGGCAACGGCGTAGCCTTGCCCTGTGTGTACTTCGTGCTTGCAGGTATCGCCTATGCAGATGGACTTACTCCCCAATGCGAATGAGGTAGTCCTCCGATCCGGCGATGTAACGTTCGTAGTCGATCCGGAGGACACTGCCTTTACTGTTGTGATAGCACATTCT